AAAGCCAAATCGCAGGCACATTCAAACGCTACGGCGATCTCAACAAAAAACACGCTGACAACAAACCAATCCTAGACTTCGCATCCCAAATACAAGAGGGCATGAAAGCTCAAGGAATGGAAGCGAACCCCTCTCAGATCGTTGATTTCTTGACAGCCGCCTCAGCAGCATTTTCCAAGAACCCAGTGACAGATGGATCAGACAATACCTTCAATGAAGGTGGGCAACCAAACCGTCAAAACATTCCCATCGACATACAAAAGGGTGCTCAACAACAAGCCCTAACAGATGACTTCGTGGACAGTCTCACCAAATGGGAAGACCAAAACGGTGTGTCCCTTCCACCCGGATACAAAGACGCAGCAACAAACATGGAAAGCCTCAAGAGCCAGAACGCCAAGCTTATGCAAGCCGTCGAACAACTTATGTCAGGTCAGCAAAAAACAGGCGACTTGGCCCAACAACAACTTCAACAAGCTGACCAAGCTAATATCGGTGCCTTCCAACAAATGGCAGCCAACAACCTCAACAAAGCTCAAGCTACCCATGGCCTACCAGACGAGATGGAAGAGCCATTCATGGAGTTCGCCTACCAACGTGGCTACACCATGGAAGACTTCGTTGACCCCCAACTGACTAACAGCGTCGTTGGTGACTTCAAAGCCGCTTCACAAGGCGGCGAACTCGAACGCCTGCAAGACATGGCAAAACGCCGACAAGCATACACAGGCACTATCGACGGCACTCCATCATCTGGCGGCCCATCTGCCGCTCCATCCCCGGACGCTGCAATGTTTGATGGCATGGTGGATAGCGAGCTTAACCGTCGCTCGAAATACAACATCAAGTAATACCCCGCCAATCGGTTAGGAGATTTGATATGAATATAGCGACGTTTTTAGCTGCATTATCTCAAGGTGTTTCACTTGGTGAAGTGATAATATTCATTACGATAATTATTATGTACGTCAAGCAGCATAAGTGATTTACGAACACTGGAAGGGGCGAGGACGACACACAGTCCCGCCCCTTTTACTATGCCTTTAGTACTTGAAGACCTCGCCGCGATCAGAGCGCCACGGCCCTCGTATACCGCCGCAAAGGAAAGCAAGTCGAGAGACACGAAGCACCCAAACCCCGCGATGCTCTAGGCCGTGGTGTCCAACTCTAAGAACATTTGCTTCACGTCTTGCCGACACTTTTTTTTGAACCCACCGACAACAGGAGTTTGTCATGCCAACAGCAATAGCTGGATTGCGGGGAACAGGCGAGTTTTCAACTGATTTCCGCCCCGAAAATTATCGCGAACTTTATGCAATGTTAGAACCAAATGGATCAGCACCCTTGCAAGCACTTCTTGCAATGACCTCATCCGAAAGCACTAACGATCCTAAGTTCCATCACTTCCGCGACGAGATGCCTGCCCGTACAATGACGGTCAATGGCGCAATCGCATCCACATCTACAACCGCCATCGTTATCGATGCAGACACAGACGTTCAGTTCGCAGTAATTGGCACGCTTGTTTCTAACATGGATACTGGCGAAGTCATGCGGTGTACCGCTGACAGCTCAGGCACAGGCTTGACTGTTGAACGGAACATTGGCGGCACTACCCACCAGATCGCAGACAATGCCAACTTGGCTATTATCGGCTTTGCTGACAAGGAAGGCGGGAACTCCCCAACTCCAGTCAGCTTCGATGCGACCACGGACTTCAACTTCACGCAAATCTTCAAGACTGCTGTATCTGTATCTCGTACTCTTCAAAACACAGCACTTCGTACTGGTGACAAAGAGCAAGAAGTCATCACGAAGGGTTTGAAATTGCATATGAGCGACATCGAACGCGCTATGTTCTGGGGCATTCGTAACGAAAGCAATGGCTCTACATCTCAACCAACTCGCTACACTGGCGGTCTAACTTCTCAGATCACTGCTGTAACCGATTGTGCCTCAGCGTTTGCTACTGCAAACGTAATGACGGAGAAAGAATTTGACCGTACTTTGGTTGAAAATATCTTCGCATGGGGTGGCAAAGAGAAGGTTGCATTCATCGGCGCTCGCGCCGCTGCAAACTTCATGGAGATTGCCAAGAACCGCTGGCAGCCAACTCAGGTTGAAGGCTCTTATGGCGTCAACATGGCACGCTACAGCACATTCGCTGGTGATCTTATGGTCTACTTGCATCCAATGTTCCGTCAAATTCCGGGCATGGACGATGCAGTGATCATCTTGGACATGCCGCATCTATGCTACCGCTACTTGGATAATTCCGATACGCAGTTGCAGCGCGACATTCAAGCAACTGATTTTGATGGAGTTAAGCATCAGTACTTAACTGAGTGCGGCCTTGAGATGAAGCAAGCTCAAGTACACCACTACATCAAAAACTGGAATGCCGTAGCTTAAACGGACGACACACCAGCTCGATCAATAGATTATGGGGGTTAGTTAATTCTAACCCCCTTTTCTTTACCCCGGAGAGTAAAATGGCCGAAGACAAAGTGACAGAAGCTGAAGAATTAAAAAAGCTAGAGGCAGATATAAAAGCCCTAGACGCAGTACCAGTGGTTCCGCCCAAACCCAAAGCTAAAAGCAAGGGCGACTATACACATTATATCTCAACAGAAGCGGAGCCAGTAGGCTTCGACATCAAAGTCGCGGGCGAAGACATCCGGTCTTCCCGCAGCCCAACAGGTTCATACCTACAATGGCGCGTACCAAAAGATTTGGCTAAGCGTTTTGAAGCGCATCACCACTTCGTTAAGGGTCGCATCAAACTGAACAAGGATTAAACCATGGCATCCGTTCGCGACGCAGGGGCAACAAAGACAGACACGTCGTCTCCAAACTTTACGACAGGCAGCAATAAGAAGCTCTACAGTTCGAACTCCTCCAACTTGGCGGAACCATTCAGCTCGTTAGAAACACTTGCTCGTCAAGTACTGCGTCGCTACGGAGACATGCACCCCGGCACCGTAGACGGTGACGTGATCCTTATGTTCATCGAGTTCGCGAACTTCGTGATCGAAGAACTTCGTAGCCACCCCTACTTCGACAACAGGGACATCGATTACTTCAAGCACCCACAAGAAGCTCGTGAAGTTCCAGACATCATACTCTCCGCTGGTCTACTGTTCTATTACTCCGAACAACAGCAGAGCAAGAAGTCGGACACCTATGGCGCACGCTATTACCGCACTATGAATGCCGTCTTATACAATCGCAAATACGGTCATCAGAAGATCGAGATGCAAGCCATGGACAGATCAGACCAAACCCTGGTCGGAGTAACCAACAAAGTAGACCCACAAGCACGCTGGAAATAATATATGTCTAGTTTCCTATCACCATCTGGCGTCAGCGTAGAGGTCTTCCCATACGAAGACTTCCAAGGCATCGATGCCTCACGAGATGAAGCTGCCCTAGACACTGGCAAGAAACAACACATGCTCCAGATCAAGGACGGCTACGCAGATTGGCGTGGCACCATGGTTCGTGACCCCGGCGCAGTACAACGGGGCGACGGCAACAAAATAATCAAACACGTAGCTTTTTTTGGCCGAGACTTGGCAGTATGGGCAGTAAAAGATGGCGGCGGCGTCACCCTAACCTCAGACCGAGCAGAAACATTTGGCGCAGGCCACGAACTCACTGAGGTGTTCCCAACAAACTCTATTGTTTCATCAACTGTTTTCAATTCGAAAGTAATCTTCGCCACCCGTGGCCAAAACATGCGCCAGTACAACGGCTTCGTATGGGAAGAGATAATCCCAAAGACAGATAACAAACCCGCATACATCATCCCCGTACAACGCCGCTTGGCTACAGCAGGTCAGCAAGGCCGACGCACAATCGTCGATATCTCCCGAGTAGATGAAGAGAACGTCTTCACAGGTGACGAAGATGTGAACGCCTCACAAGTAACCAAAGCATCCGACATCAACATCGGTAACATCATCGGCACAGCCGACGAAATTCGCGGCCTTGGCCTCTTCGAAAGCAACCGCCTCGCCGTATTCACCAATGACCAGACCCTCATCTACGTTCTCCACCCCGACTACACTCAGTGGACAATCGATGACAAAGCAAACATCAACGTCGGCACGATATCCCACAACACGATATCTCGTGCTGGAAACGATCTCCTTTTCTGCGCCAGAGATGGTGTCCATTCCCTTCGCCGCTCGGAAACAAACGGCGTAACGATCTATTCTCTACCTCTATCCTCAAAGATTGACACGATATATCGCTCACTTGTCGCTTCAGTCTCAGACACAGAGCTAATTAACGCCTACTTCGACCAAGACAACGGCCAGTACCACATATTCTTTCCCCAAACAGACCTCCTAACCAAGCGTCTAACGATGACAGCCTCCCCAATCCAAGGCGGTGAGAGTAAATGGTCAACAGGTGAGTTCTTAAACGCATCGTGTGGTCGTCACCTTGGTGGAACAACGCTCATTGGCACTCCGGGTGGTGTATGGAACAGACTTCAAGCCGAAGATGAAACCCCAATCACACCAGATATGGAAATCCTAACCCCGATCCTTTGGCAAGGTGCGATCAACGACATCAAAACAAGCTACAGCTTTATCCTCCAAGCCACAGGTACAGGCATCTTGCATGTTGAGGCATTCGACGAGGATGACCGCACTCTGTCATCCTTCCAATTCGACATTGATGCCAGCGCAAGGGACGACAGGTTCTTCGATGTTCCTCTATCAAAGCAGTATGAACGCAAGTTCGAGCATCGCTACCGAGGCGTCAAATTCAAGTTTACAACATCGGGAGATGGCCTCTTGAAAATCATTGGTTTCGCCGTGACAGTAAGGAAATAACATGGGACGTCTCAAGCAACAACATCCTCAGAACTACACAAGCTCTGGCAACATCAACACAGAGATGGAGAATATTGTTCGCTATCTAAACGTCGCTGAACTTGGCAACAAGACAGTTGGCGAACTCATGGACATCATGTTCGATGCGAATGGAAACTTTGATGCACCTATCGAGCTTCGTCTCGACAGCACCAATGGCTTCCAGTATCGCGTTGGAACCTACATAGACGCAGAAGAAGCATGGATAACAATCGCCGCAACCTCTGCTCTCAAGGGAGACGCTGGAACTTCAACAGGAACTATCGAAGGCCCGTTCTTCTTTAACCGCCAAGAGTTCACAGCCACATCATCACAGACTGTATTCGCATACACTTTCGACAGCAGCACCGAAGCCTTGGCTGTTTACGTCAACGGACTACTCCAATTCTCTACAGGTGTTTACACATCAAACAGTGCAAGCTCTACTGTCACTTTTGCTTCAGGCTTAACCACTGGCGACCTCGTCACTATTTATTCGCTTCGGAGCCAGTCGGTAACAAACTATCTGCGCTCTGATCTAACAGCATCCGCATCACAAGCTGTGTTCCCATTTGTCCACACAGCAGACAACAGCTTGCTTGTATTTAGAAATGGTATCCTACAGCAAGTTGGCGGATCAAACGATTACTCATCGTCCTTCTCATCGGACACCATCACATTTACATCGGCACTGACAGCAGGTGACTTGGTCACAATCCTTACTATTGAGAACCTAGCGATCAAGAACGTCGCAGGTATGATGTTCGAGGACGAGTACACTGACGCTAACGGGAAGATCGTCTACTCCAAGCTATCAATAGCAGACGCTGACATTCCCCAAGCAAAAGTTACATCTCTCGCAACTACTTTGGCAGAGAAACCGAAACTAACAGTTCTTGGAACGACCCCCACATCTCCAACATCAGGTGACTTGTGGTTGGACACATCACAAACACCAAACCTTTTAAAGTTTTATGATGGAACTCAGTTCCTACAAACATCACCAGATAGCACGTTACCCGCATTCACGGTAGCGAACGCGAACTACTACGTCCGAGTAAATGGCACAGGCACAGCTCTTGAATATGGCACCATCGACAACTCCACCTTAGTCCCAAAGACATACATGGGTGCAGCCAACGGTGTAGCTTCACTCGACAGTAATGGCAAAATGCCCTCGACACAGCTTCCTGACGTTTTCTCCACAGATACCTTTTCGGTTTTCAATGCCAGTACCGTGAACAACGGTGACACCTTCGTTAAACGCATTTGGAAAGAGAACATTCGTATCGATGGTATAGCCTCCATCTTATCAGCAGGCACCTGCACGATCCAAGTTAAGGTTGATAACGTCCTAGTAGGAACAACACATGCAGTCAGCTCATCTTTGACCGACACCACACTTGGCACGACCATCTCTATTGATGCCACCACCCAGTCAAAGCTAATTGAGATTGTTGTGACCTCTGCATCAGGTGCAGCCGACTTGGAAGTAGGCATCGCCATCGCAACAATCAGCGTATAGGATTACTATGTTAAACGACATCCCCACGCCCGATACATATGGAACTCACCGCAACGGCGATGATCAGTATGCTCATGTCGAAACCGGGGATGTTGTTGTACCACCAGCAGTCCTTGACCAAAACCCAGACTTAGCCCGACACATCTCCTTGGCCATCTCCAACATGGGTGGCGACCCATCGTCTCGTGTCGTTGGTTCCCCATCTGGAAACTATAATCCCGTGGACGGAGAGCAAGAGTTCTTCTTTAAAAGCATCAAGAAGTTTTTCAGAGACAACCCTCTGGCAGGAACAGCCGCAACAATAGCGTCCTCCTTCCTACCCGGCGGCCAATACATTGCTCCCCTCGTCGCAGGCGGAACAACCTACCTTGGTGGTGGATCAGCTCTTCAATCATTAGGCGCTGGCGCTGGCACATACATTGGCGGAGAACTTATGAGGGGTGCTCAGGGAAGCGACACTATCGGGAGCAAACTATCAGACCTCGAAAAAGGTGATGGTTTATTAAAACAACCTGCAACCTATTTTAACACAGGACTAAATAACTACGGGAATGTGCCGACGAACATGTTTCAAAACGCAGTCCTATCTAAAGGAGTGGGCGAGCTTGGCGGGCAGGTATTTGGTGGAGGACTTGGCTCTGCACTCGGCGGA